CCGATGCAGTTGTACAAACGTACTGGAAATGTACAGGTACAGATGCAGACGGTAACGAGGGTTCATTCTCAGGTGCTACACCTTTCTCAGCAGAGAACGTACCAGCAGGTTCATTTGTAGCATTTGCTGATCTAACAGAGGCAACAGTACTAGGTTGGATTCAAAACGTTGTTGTAGGTGGCTACATGGATCATGTACAAGAGCAAATCCAAAAACAGATTGACTCTGCTACAATACAAGAACCTGGGCTACCTTGGGCACCTGCTGAAGAAGAGTAAATAAATGCTAGGCTTTACTAGTTTCTCACAAAATGCTTTTTCGTCTACTGCATCTGCGCTTGCTGCTCTTGGTTATCTAGCTACGACATCAGCGCAGCTTGCAGCAGGTACTGTAATATCTAACGGTCAAGCTGGACCAATACTACCTGCTGCTACTGCTACCTTTACAGCAAATGCTTTTGGTGATGTAGATGCACAAGCTACAACAGAACTAGTAAATGCCCTAGCTTCGTTTAACATAGCTACCCTAGCTGATATAGATGCTCAAGCTAGTACAACTATACCAGCAGCTACAGCTAGTTTTACTGCAGCAGCATTTGATGACGTAGATGCACAGGCTAATACAATTTTATCTGGTGCAATATCTACTTTTGCTGCATCAGCACTTGACTTTGATGCACAGGCAAGTATAACTACTTCTAATGTAATTGCTTCTTCTAGCATTAGTGACTTTACTTCTGTAACAGGTAAAGCTAATATTACACCAAGTGGTGCTACAGCTACCTTTGCATTAGACATAGACTTTGACGCTAAAGCAAACACAAGCATAGGTGGCTCTGTCACAGCTACACTTACTGCTGAAGATTTTGCAGATGTAGATGCTCAAGCAAGTGGCTTCTTAAGTACTACTGCAGCATTCCTCTCTATCTACATCACAGACTTTGCAGATGAGGATGCACAAGCTAGAGCATTCATGCCAGTGGCAGCGTCTAGTATTACAGCAAGTGCATTTGGTGACGTAGATGCTAAAGCTAATACAGACATTGGTGGCTCTGTAACAGCAGCACTAGCAGTATCAGCATTCGATGATGTAGATGCTAAAGCCAATACAACACCCAGCGCAGTAACGGCTACAATAGCTAACGCAGCCTTTGACGATGTAGACGCACAGGCAACAATAGTACCACCTTCTGTCGTATTAACCCCAGCTATAGACTTAGATGACCCTATTGCTGTAAGGTTTGACTTCGGTCAGTTTGCTGACAGTTATGATAGATCAAGAGTGCTTTATATAGTTTCTTATGGTGGTAGTGATACTGTGTATGTTAAAGAAGAAAACAGAACAGTTTATATAGATAAAGATACGCAGAACTACACTGTGTATATTACAGGATAAGGACATACTATGTCTTATAAGTGGCCCGATAAAGACCCAGACGAAATGTTAGACTACAGTGTAGACTGGTCACGCTTTCTAGGTGATGATACTATATCGTCTGTAACTTGGTACATCTATGACGGAGACGGAGTTAAACAACAAGTGTCTGATTCTTCTGTAGTTAATGGGCTGCAGTTTGTTCAGGGTACTATTTCAGGGCGTGTAGCTACAGCAAGGTTTTCATTAGGGACTAATAATATACGTTATAACGTTGTCTGTCGTATAAACACAGGGGAAAATCTACAGTATGAACGTTCTATTTTCCTACGTGTTAAGGAGAAATAAAATATGGCGTATGATTATTTAGGACTAGTCAACGATGTGAATCGCAGATTAAACGAAGTAGAGTTAACTGCAGCAAACTTTGCAACTACTACAGGTTATTATAGTTTTGCTAAAGATGCAGTTAATGCAGCTATTCGCCATATCCAACAGGAAGAATATGGTTGGCCTTGGAATCACGTAGAAGAAACTGAAGTATTGGTTCCTGGTACAGTTCGATACGGTTTTCCGTATGACTCTAAAATTGTAGATATGAATACGTTTAGAATTAAACGTGATGATGCTTTAAATGTAACGACTAAAAAACTTAGGGTTATATCTTACGAAGAGTACTTGACTAAGTATGCTGATCAAGAATATAATTCTAATACTAATATTAGAACCGTACCGACACATGTTGCAAGAACTCCAAGCAGAGAGTTTATGATTTATCCAAGTCCAGATAAAGCATATGAACTTGTTTACGAATATTATAGGACAGGTTTTGATTTAGAAAACGCTACGGATGTTTGTAACTTACCAGAGCAATATCGTTATGTTATTGTAGATGGTGCAATGCATTATGTCTATCAGTTCCGTGGTGACACACAAGCATCTCAATTAGCAATGCAAAAATTTGAGCAAGGTATTAAGTATCTGCGGAGTCTACACATTAACCGTACAGATTACTTAGGTGATACAAGAGTTGGATTCTAATGGCTACCCAGTGGCAAACATTTCCGATTGAGTTTAGAGGCGGTTTGATCTCTAACCTATCAGCCTTGCAGCACGGTACTAATGCTGTGGGTTCTGCTACTATTTTACAAAACTTTGAACCTAACAAAGAGGGTGGTTATTCGAAGATCAAAGGCTACAATAAGTTTAGCACTACCACTGTTCCAGGTAGTGGACCTATACTAGCCCTTAAAGTTATATCTTCGGGTCGTGTTATCGTAGCACGTAAGAATGCTACTAACTACACTGAGTACTACTATGGTACAGGAACTACGTGGACTAGTATGGCAGCGAGTGCAAGTACTAACGGTGGTAAAGCACGTCATGCAGAGTTTAATCTTGATGGTGATGACAAAGTAGTTTTTGTAGATGGTACTAACTACCCTGCAATCTATAATACATCTGGAAACACTATGACTTTTCTGACATCTGCAAACAGTACAGATGTTAGTGGTGCAGAAAATGTAGCTATCTTCAAGAATACAGCTTTTTACTCTAATGGTAATAATATATTTTTTACTGCACCCCTTACAGTAGATGATTTCAGTGCAGCTAATGGTGCAGGTAGTATTAACCTAGGGCAAGATATCACAGGTTTAACTGTTTTTCGTGACCAACTTATTATTTTTACTACTAACAGTATCAAACGTTTAACAGGAAACACTGCAGCAGATTTTCAAGTATCCCCTATTACAGATCGTATTGGTTGTATTAACGGTGATACAATTCAAGAAGTCGGTGGTGACATTATGTACCTCGCACCTGATGGTATCAGACTGTTAAGTGCTACTGATCGTATTGGTGACTTTGGTTTGGATATCGCATCAGATTCTATTGCTAAAGATGCTAATATATTCCTCGACAGTACATCTACTTTTTCCTCTGTACTACTACGAGAAAAAGCCCAGTACCGTATCTTTGCATATATTGAGTCAGAACAAAAAACAGTTGCTAAAGGTTTAATAGCTACAAAGTTTATTGCTCAAGGTGCTACAGGTATTTCGTGGGCTACAACAAAGGGTATAAAAGCATACGTAGCCGATGGTCGTTACTCTGGTGATCAAGAAACACTAGCATTTGCTAATGAAGATGGTTACATTTATACTATGAACACGGGTAATGATCTTGATGGTCAAGATATTGAAGCTATTTACGAATCTCCGTTCATGCCTATATCAGACCCACAGGTTCGTAAGACGTTCTATAAAATGACTCTATATGCTGAACCTACAGGTAATATGGATTTAGATCTTAACCTTAAGTACGACTTTGCTTCTGGTACAAATACTGCAACAGTTCAACCCACTACAGTAAGTGTAAGCAGTACGGGTACTGCAGTATTTTTATATGGTGCTTCTAATTCTACTTACAACTCAGCTAGGTATGGTGGGGAACTTGACAGCGTATATAACACCAACATTATTGGCTCAGGTAAAACAATAGCAATACGTATAGAAGATAACTCAACTAACCCAACATTTACACTCGATACAGCAGTGTTGGAATTTAAACAAAACGATAGGCAATAACATGGCAGATGGATATACACGGCAGCGATCTAGTGAAATTGTAAACGGCAACGTTATTGATGCCGACGATTTTGACGTAGAGTTTAACGCAGTTGCAGGTGCAATGAATGCATCTACTGGACACAACCATGACGGAACCAGTGGTGGTGGTGCCCCAATTGAAAGTATTGGTCCTGCACAAGACTTAGTCGTAACTTCTACTAATGTTAATCCTAAGACAACTGACACATTGAGCTTAGGTGCAGCGGGTGCTCAGTATAAAGATGCATTTTTTGATGGAACAGTTCAGACAGACTTACTATTGGTAGATGAAACTTCAATATTTACTGGAGCTATTACTGCTAATGGTGGTATTACAGGAAACCTTACTGGTGATGTCACTGGAGATCTTACAGGTAACGCAGGCACTGCTACAACGTGGGCAACTGCACGAGAGATTGCACTTACAGGAGATGTCACAGGTAGTGTAACAGGTGTTGACGGTAGTGGTAACATTAGCATTACTACTACAGTAGCTGCAAATTCTGTCGCACTGGGCACAGATACCTCTGGTAACTATATGACAGATGTGTCAGCAGGTACAGGTGTTACAGTTACTCACACCCCTAACGAAGGATCTACTGCTACTGTGGCTATTGGTCAAGCAGTAGGTACTACTGACAATGTTACATTTAATACAGTAACTGCAAACCTTACAGGTAACGTCACAGGTAACGTTACAGGGAATGTCACAGGGAATGCAGACACAGCAACTACCTTAGCAACTGCAAGAACTATTGCAGGTCAAAGCTTTAACGGTTCTGCTAATATCACTATTGCTGCAACAGATTTGTCTGACACTAACCAAGCATTATCAACTACATCAGATGTTACATTTAATGACTTAACAGTATCAGGTGATCTTACTGTATCAGGTACTACTACTACAGTTAACACAGAGACAATCAACCTAGCAGATAACCAGATCGTACTCAATAGTAATGAAGCAGGTACACCTACACAGAATGGTGGTATTGAGATTGAACGTGGTACTCAACCAAATAAAACATTGTTATGGTACGAAAACGTAGATGAGTGGTCTGTAGGTTCAGAAACATTTGAAGCAGGTACATTTAAAGGCGATCTAACTAAAGCTAGTGATCTTACAATCAGTGCTACAGGTACTGGCGATATTACACTAGACGCTGCTGGTGATATTATCTTAGATGCTGATGCTAATGCACAGGTTATCTTTAAAGATAACGGTGTTAGTAAATTTCTATTTGATGGAAACACAGGAAGTATTCAAACTTATACAGGCGATCTTCAAATTAGAACACAGTCTTCAGGTGCAATCTTATTGCAATCTGTAGGTTCTGGTAAAGACGTAACTTTAAAAAGTGCTAATGATGCAATCCTTGATCCAGGTACAGGCGTTACAAAACTCTACAGAGGTGGTACTCAACTAGCACAACTAGACACAGGCTCTACTTACGGCGATCCGCTAAAGATTTCTACATCCAATATAAGCGGCGGTGCAATGGTAGAAAGCATGTACGTTGATCAATACGGCGTAAATATTCTTTACGGATTGCGAGTTGGTGATACTACAGCGCCTACAGATAACGACATTTATGCCACAGGGGATATTATAGCTGCTCAATCTATGGTCGCTGGCGATGCAATTACTGCAGGTGGAAATTTAACTGCGGGTGGAGATTTAACTGCAGATAATGATATCATTATGACAGCAGGTGCGTCTGACTGGAAAGTAGAGGTAGGCGCATCTAATGAGCTAAATATTTATTATGGTTCAACTAGGTTATTTGAATTAGATAGTTCAGGCAATCTAACAGTACGTGGCAACGTAACAGCATTTGATACGAGTTTATAATGGCTTTACCATCTTCAGGTACTATATCTTTAAATGATATTCAAACAGAGTTTGGTGGGAGTAATCCCATCAGCTTGTCTGAGTATTACCAGAATGCAAGTCCTGACTTTGTAACGTCAAACAACACAGGTGTACCCAATACAGGCAACCCTATTTCTATGACGAACTTCTATAGTGCCGTACTTGCAAAAACTGTTGTGTATGAGATTATCGGTGGCGGAGGTGAAGGCGCAGGTGGTTATTACAACACTGGGGGCGGCAATGCTGGTGCAAACAGTTCACTTACGTCAGCTAGTGGCACATCATTTACCACAGTCACGTCTACAGGTGGTGTAGGAGGTACGCAACCTGCCCCTTTTAATGGTAGCTATCGTGTAGGTGAACCTGGTGAAGCGTCTTACTATGGCTCAGGCGGTAATGGCGGCTACAACTCCAACAGCAGCAACCAAACAGCAGGTTTTCCTGCGCCCTCCACGTCTTATGGTGCTGGCGGTGGTGGTGGCGGTGCGTACCCATTCTCAGCTAACAACGGTGGCGGCGGTGGTAAAGCAGCAACACGTCAAACAGGTACATTATATCTAGCACCTGGTTCAACAATCACTGTAACTATAGGATCAGGTGGCACAGGAAACCCAGGGGGCGGTGACGGTGCAGGAGGATACGCAAAGTTTACTGTAGACGGTTCTGACACAGAGTTCACATCCTCTGGAACATACACGGTGCCATCATGAGTATTAACTTGACACCAGAAGAGCTAGAAGCTATGCTTGACCGTGCAGCAAGACGTGGTGCTAGAGAGGCACTAAAGTCTATGGGAC